AGACGCCATTTTAAAACCTGATCCGGAATTGCCGGAACCTATGAGCCCCTCAACTGAGAATGCGGGTGCCATGAACGGAAAGGCCCCCAAGGCATTTCCAATGCAGGACCATACAGCGCACATACAAGCGCACGCGGAATTCATGTTTACGCGAATGGTACAGATTAATCCACAGGTATATTCAATGCTCCAGGCGCACATTTGTGAGCACATTACCATGATGGCCGCGGACCAAGTCCAGAAGGAATTCAAGCCCCAAATGGATCAAATGCAGCAGGCACAGCAACAGTCACAGCAGAATCCGCAAATGGCACAACAGGTGGAACAGCAAATGCAACAGCTAATTAACGCGCAAGCGGCAAAGCAGGCTCAAATAGAGGCCAAGATGACAGCGCAACTGGCGCAGGACGAGGAAGCTCGAATGAAGCGTGAAGCGGAAGATCCACTAATCAAGCTTAAACAGCAGGAGATTGACCTTAAGGCCATGGAGACACAGGCCAAGCTTCAGAAAGACATGCTGGTTGACTCTGAAAAACTTGACATAGAACGTGACAAGCTGGAGGCGGACACAAGTATTAACTTGATGAAAGCCGCGGCAGATGTTAGTAAGGAAGATTCCGATGAAGCCATGACACTGTTCAAGGAGAACATGATCAATTCGAGGGATGCAATGAAGCAGAGATCGGCGGAAAGGATTGCGAGGGAAAATGCTAAAAATAAAGCAAATGGATCAACTAAAAAATAAAATAGAAAAAATAGCTATCGCAATGAAAAAGATTGAGGAGGTAGCCACCAGTGAAATCAACAGCAAGGAGGACTACCTGCAGGTATGCGGCGCTTTACTGGCTGTTACGAGAAACATGTACGTGGAAGCGTTAGGGCCGGTGGGAGCATGCAGGATGTTCCAGGAAGTTGCCAACACTTTCATGATACAGGAGGAGTTGATAAATGAACTTTACTATGATGAAGACGTTCCAACGATACACTGATGCCATTTAGGTCTGAAAAACAACGGAAATGGATGTGGGCCAACAAGCCCGCAATGGCAGAGAAATGGACAAAGGAACACGGCAGCAAACCTGTCAAGAAAAAAAGAGGTGGAATATTTCACGCAAAGGGATATGATACGGCCCCTTGGGTAAATGAATACGGATATCCCACTGGTGGGATTACGGTTAAAAAAGGAGGAGCATAATGCCGAAAGTAGGTAAACAAAAATTTCCATACACTTCAGGTGGAGTCCAGAAGGCGCAGAAGCACGCTAAGGCGACAGGACAGAAGGTTGACATGAGTGGATACAAAAGGGGTGGAAGCCCAAGACCGTCAACGAAAACAGTTAAGACAAACATTGGAAGACCCACACCACAATCCGGAGGAAGAACCGCAAGAAGAGGATCTTCATATGCAGGGGAGAGTGGATATAAACATCCAAAGGGAATAGGAACGCACAGACTTTCTTCTACAGCGGAGAAAAAACTTGCACACTCTGACGCCTGGTATAAAGATAGTCCCAAAAAAAACAGGCCAGGGCAAAAGAGCTCTGTTCAAAAAGCAGGTACAAGAGCGGCGCAACGTGCAGGAGTAAGATCTGACGCATATGTTGGAAAACCTACACCGCAATCTGGAGGAAGAAGTAGAACTTATTCTGGATATAAAAATCCTAATCCTATAGGTGGTGGATGGGCAAAATTAAGAATTAATAAGAAGAAAGGTGGTGCAGTGAAGAAGAAATATCACCACGGTGGCCGTGTAATGGGTGGCCAGAAAAAGCCCAAAAACCAAAAATGTTAACAAGGAGGTAGATATGAATTTATTGAAAGATCTTTGGACACATATAAAGGAATGGAATGACTGGAAAATGAAGGACTGGATAAAGGCCGGAATTTTAGTAGTTATTGTTCTGATTGTGCTTAAAGTAATTATTGTGCCAGGTGTATAGTGGTAGATGCTAGAGAACAGTATATAGCTTCTCAGGGCCCTCGTAAAAAGAGGACGCATCCAGCACGTAGTGCACAGGCTTTGAATACAAGCGGCGCAGGCATAGTCCATCGCAATATGATGGACTTGCAGCGCCAACCTAACCTGAGCGGATCTGATATTGACAGGCTGAAGGGTCTCAGAAGGGACTGGAACAGAAACAGGAAATACACTGACGCCGGAATGGCTCTTGCAGGGGCTTCAACCCCGCAGGACGCAATGAAATATTACAGCGACACAACGGAAGATTTTCGTCAGCTAAACAAGCCGGCTTACGGAAAGATGTATCCACTTACCGCGGGAATCATGAACATAGGGGAGAAGGGCGGAATACTGGGCGCCATTCTTTCTGAAATAGGAAAGATGGGAAAAGACAGAGGAATTCCCACCATGGTAGACGATACCCAGGAAGAGCAGATAAAATATGTAACAGACACGTTTGGTTCCCCTAACATCCATGAGGATGAATTCATTGACACGGAGAGCTGGACTGATGACAGAAAGGATGTGGTCATTCCCCCCATGGATGACGATTACGGAGCTTTTACAAGCTTGCATCCGTTTGACGATTCAAGAAGAGAGGCTGCGATTATGTCGCAGTATCCTGGAACACCCATCGCAGTTCCTCCGTTTGAAAGCCCTAACATCCATGAGGATGAACCCTGGCCATATGAAGATACAGAAGTAATAGAAGAAACAACAAAAAAAGACGGAAACCTTATTTCCGATGAACTTTGGGAATCAATAGGGGATTTTGATCCTTCCACCATAGGAGGTGGCGGAAAGATTCATGGAGGCGAGGACATAACAGTTGCTCCTTGGCTTCTGGATCCTACCCTTCCAATGCCCGAAGAACTGACGGAGGGCGAATACCTTCCAGGACAGTACCATGATGAATTAATTGAAGGTCCACCGCCCATTCCACGATTTGACGATTCAAACCGTGAAGCAGGCATAGCGACACTTTACGGGCACGGACCGCAATGGGCTGAAACAGGAAGACCGCTGGAAAAAGAATTCATTGATTACATACAAAGAACCGGCGACAGGATCACGTACGAAGAGTTTGAAGGCGCGTGGGAAAGACTTCACGCCCTGCCAAGAGGACTTCATTTTCAAGAGCCAAGAGCCGGAATAAGATAATGCGACGATATCCAGGAAATTTTACCGACAGTGAACTGCTGACTTTACCTAGAAATTTAAGAACAAGTCCTGATGGACTTGATTCACAATTAGCTTACGTTACCCAGCCAGAAATTGATATGATTGTTAAAGCCAATCCTCACGGTTCTATGCAAGGAAAACCTAACAAAGGCCCTGAAGGAGTTCCAAGCTTGGATGGGGATTATGGGACTTTTGATCCTTCACCTTCACGACCAAGTAGTGGTAGTAGTGGCGGTGGTGGTAGTTGGGGTGGTGAAAGAGAGGATCGTGGTGGCGGTGAAAGTCAACAAGATATAATCAATAGAAATAATAGAGCAAGAATAGATAAGATAGAGCAGGACAGGAAAGAAGCGGAAAAAGCCGCAGCCGGAAGACAATGGGATCCTAGAGCCGATGATTGGAAGAAGGATTACAGCCATAGCACTAGGGATGTAAGATCCAGTCCCAATGATCGTCTAGCATTCACAGAGAGAATAGCAGAAGGTGGAGGTAAAACAGAAGTTTACACATTAGCCGAACAATTAGCGAGAAAAGCTTATAAGCTAACTAATGATCCTAAATATCTTAATATGCCTATTTTTATTCCAGAAGGACTGTCTGATGAGGAATATAAAGCTCTTTTAGATAAGGGGGATGAAGCACTGATGACAGGAGATAATCAAATATTTTTTCAAGCAATGAAAGGTCTAGAGGACATAACTGCAGGAAACCCTAATGAAAAATTTCAACAAGGATTTGGAACTGGATATAATGAGTGGTATAAACCACCTTCTCTTAATATTGGAGGCGGCGGTGGCGGCGGCTACAGCGGCTGGGGTTCCGGCGGCGGAGGCTACGGCGGCGGTGGTGGCGGCTACGGACCACCGGAAGAACGACCTCCAGTACGAGGACAACCTAATGAATTATGGGGCGCGCAAAACCCCTTGCAGCAGGCAATGATTATGACTCACGGAGGACAGGGATTCCAGCAGGGATTCGCCCGTGGCGGAATAGTGAGCTTGGTAGAATAATGTTTGGATTGCCGGTTGAAATGGTGACAATGCTTGGATCAAGCGTTCTTGGTGGAGTAATGTCCATATGGGGACAGAGCATCAAGGCGAAGCAGGCGGAGCAGAAGATGCTTCTCGCCCGCGGCAAGTTCCAGATGGACTCCATTGAAAAGGCGCGTAAATACGAGAATGAAGGTTTCCAGTGGACGAGAAGGATAATAGCGCTGACGGCGGTGTTCTTCATAATCGTCTGGCCAAAAATAGTACCGGTCTTTTTTGACGTATCGGTCTTTTTGACCTGGACGGAATTCAGCAGAGGTTTTCTGTTCCTGATAGAACAGAAGGAAATGCTCGTGGACAGGCAGTTCGCGGGTGTGGTAATAACGCCAATGGACACGCACTTAATGGCTTCGATCATAGGGTTGTACTTTGGTGGAAGTTTGGTAAAAAAATAGTTGCGTAACTATTTTAAATAATATATAGGAGACTGTTATGGCAAGAGATCTTAGAGATATCACAGGAAGAGCCTTACAGCGCAGAACCCATGATGCAATGGGAAGAGCGTTATTTAAAGGTAAATCTAAAGGACACCCACACAAGCAAGGCTACAAGGACAGGGAAGATGAATCCATTGGCGCTAGACTTGGAAAGGAATCCGGTAAGAAACAATCCATGAAAGACCGTAGGGATGAGTCCTATGGTAAATGGGGTAAAAGAGGCAAGAGGCACAACAAGATAGACAAGGGTTAATGCGAGAAGAAAACGTTATTTACGTGATCCTTAAAAGGATCCGTGAACGCAAAGAACAGTTAAAAACAGTTATAGCCAACGGCATTCACAGCTGGGACCTATACAACAAATCAGTTGGTGAATACAAGGCCTATAACATAATGGAACAGGAACTACAGGACCTGCAGGAAAGAGAAAATGACGGAGATACCAAAACGTAGATTTGCTTTAGAGGAAAAGGATTTATCCGTAGAGGCAGACGAAAACAACAAAGTGGCTGAAGATAAGGAAAATCGGTTTGTAAAAAAACTACAGGACGAGGCCCTTAACGAGATTAAGCATTTACCAACAGATAAAATTTTAGACAGATTACCTGACCCTACGGGGTGGAGAATATTGGTTCTTCCATACAAGGGACAAGGAAAGACTAAGGGCGGAATAATATTGTCCGACACGACAATCGAGGAGCGGGGCTTTACAACAGTAACAGCGTTAGTCTTGAAAGTTGGACCGGATGCATACAGTGACACAGAGAGATTTCCAAATGGACCATGGTGTAAAAAAGGAGACTGGATTATATTCGGCCGTTACGCCGGTTCACGTTTTGGAATAGAGGGTGGTGAAGTGAGAATACTTAACGACGACGAGATAATAGCCGTGGTAAAGGACCCGGAGGATATCTTGCAGTTTAAAACATAACAGGAGGAAACATGCCTGCAGAACCAAAAATGCAAGTTCAGATGCAATCAGAGGCGGATGAAAAAATGGTTGACTTGCCAGCGGAAGGTGAAGCTACAGAGGTTAATCTCGATGAATCACCTAAAAAAGTAAACACTGATGATGCATCAAAAGAAGTTGATGTAGTTGTACAGGAAGGCGCTACTTCTTCGGAAGTAGATGACTATGGAAAAAAAGTTCAATCAAGGATTGATAAACTAACAAAAAGAGCGAGAGAAGCTGAAAGGCGCGAACAGGCTGCCGTTCAGTATGCCCAGGGAGTTCAGCGTGATGCGCAAGAAATAAAGAGCAGGGCACAGCAAGTTGATTCCGGATACGTCGCTGAATACGGTGACCGTGTGGAATCACAGATTTCCAACGCCAAAAAAGAATTAAAAGAGGCTATGGATTTGGGGGACACTGAAAAACAGGTTGACGCCCAAACCAAGCTGAGCCGTTTGGCCATTGAGGAGGAACGAGCAGCATCCCACAAGGCACAGCGTGAAAGATTAAGACAGGAAATGGAGGCACGAGGTGTGGACCCAAGACAGCCACAAATGCCCCAGCAACCGTATCCACAGCAAAGACCAGCCCCAAGACCGCCGGATCCAAAGGCGGAGGAATGGGCCAACAAGAACGAATGGTTTGGACAGGATGAACCAATGACCTTGACATCCTTCTCAATTCATCGTAAACTGGTGGAAGAAGGATTTGACACTACATCCGATTCATACTATAGTGAAATAGACAAAAGGATGAAGGAAACATTTCCTCACCGATTTGACAAGGTTTCGCCAACCCAGTCTGTATCTTCTGTTAATAGAAGTGCATCTCCGGGAAGGCGCAAAGGCACAGTGAGACTCACACCATCACAGGTTGCCATTTCAAAAAAACTAGGTGTGCCACTAAGCGAATATGCGAAGTACGTGAAGGAGTAGGCATATGATAATGAAAACGAAACAACCGCAAAAACTACCATCACGCGAGTCTGAAACCAGAGAGAAGACTTCTCGAAGGAAACCATGGGCTCCACCGTCACAACTAGACGCACCACCTGCACCAAAGGGCTTTAAGCACCGATGGATAAGGGCCGAAGTAGTAGGACAGCTGGACAATAAAAATGTCTCTGCCAGACTGCGAGAAGGTTGGGAATTTGTCCGAGCGGATGAATATCCTGATACTCAATGGCCTCAATTAGATTCAGGTAAATATGAAGGTGTCATAGCTGTTGGAGGTTTAATGCTAGCAAGGATTCCTGAGGAAACCGTTAATGAGCGAAATGCTTACTTTCATCAACTGACGAAAGATAAGGATGAAGCGATTGCAAACGATCCACTTAAGGACCAACATCCTAGTATGCCAATCTCTTCGGAGAGAAGCACTCGCGTAAGTTTTGGTGGCAAAAAAACCTAGTAGGTTTTCCACATAATTTACACATAATTGACACACTCATGAGGAGTGGGTCACAACTAATTACTGTGAGGAAAAATCATGGCAAATAAAGACGCGCCATTTGGTTTTAGACCCGTAGGTGAGTTAGGAAGTAACATCCAAAATGGTGGTACCACAAGGTATCGTATTGCGGATAACCAAGCCAATGCTATTTATAAAGGCGATTTAGTTTTTATAGGTGATGGCACTGTAACCGATCAAGTCGGTACTGCAGTGACTAAAGGTTATATTGGAGCTTCCGCTGCTAGTAACGTTATGAACATTGGTGTTTTCAATGGCTGTTTCATAACTAAACATCCTACGACCGAAAAACCATATTGGTCAAATTACTATCCGGGATCCATTAACGTGGCTTCGGGAGAAAAGATTTACGCCTTTGTCTATGACGATCCGAACAAGCTATATGAAGTACAAGCAAATGGTACATTAGCAGATCCAACTTCAATTGGCTCTAACGCAGACATGGCATATACAGCTGGGTCTACCGTTAATGGTCAATCAAAAGAAGAACTAGGAACGCTAATTGGATCAGGTGCGACTGGACAATTCGTTATTGTGGGAATATCAACAGATCCTGATAATAGCGATGCTTCAGCTGACAATGCAAACTGGATTGTTAGATTGAACGAAGGTCGTTATTTGAAAACCACTCTTACTACTTCATTCCCGTAAGCCGATAGGAGGATTGAACAATGGTTATATCACGTATGCAATTGGTCAAAGAGCTCGAACCCGGCTTGAATGCTTTGTTTGGGTTAGAATACGACCGATACGAAAATCAAAACGCAGAAATCTTTGAAACAGAGAGTTCTGATCGTGCGTTCGAAGAAGAAGTGATGCTTGGTGGTTTCGCCAACGCTAGTGTAAAACCTGAGGGTCAAGGCGTAGTTTACGACGACGCTCAAGAAACTTACACTGCTAGGTATACCAACGAGACTGTCGCTTTAGCTTTCTCATTAACTGAAGAAGCCGTAGAGGACAACCTTTACGACAAAATCAGCACTCGATATACAAAGGCATTGGCTAGATCAATGGCTAACACTAAACAGGTGAAAGGTTCAAATGTATTGAATAATTCAACTACATCTGGATACACTGGTGGTGACGGGGTAGTTTTACTATCTGCATCACACCCAACTCTTAGTGGAAACCAAACAAATCTATTAGGCACTGCCGCTGATCTCAACGAAACTTCGTTGGAAACAGCACTTATCGAAATTGCAGGTATGAAGGATGAAAGAGGATTAAAGATTGCTCTAAGGGGCATGAAATTAATTCTTCCGGTAAATCTTCAATTTGTAGCTGAAAGGTTATTGAACTCTGCAGGACGCGTAGGCACAGCTGATAATGATATCAATGCAATTAAATCTATGGGCATGGTCCCACAAGGTTATGTCATCAACA